AACTCCAGAATAATCTTCCTGTGACTTCGGAAGAGAAGGACTTTTTGACATATATGCGTACAGGAAAAAAGAACCGTGGCTCTAAGTCTAAGTAGTATTATCAAGTGGATTCTTTGTTTGATCGGCGGTCTGCCGCTCTTACAGATTCTTTCAATCACTTTTGGAAAGGCTCCAATACCATTTGCGAATACCGCAAAACTGCCTCCAGGACCAATTCAAGACATTGTAAAAGCAATTAAGGATGCAATTGAATCTGGAAAAAATGCTTTGAATACGCTCAAAGAAGACTTTACAAATCCGATTGTAGAAGATCTTAGAGCAGCAGAAACAACTATAAGAGATCTAACTAAAAACAATTTTGCATTACTCAGACAACAATTTCCTAGATTATCTGAGGCGCAAGGCGATCTCGCCGAGGCTCGCGAAGCATTATTTGCAACAATCGGCAGCATTGATTCTTATGCAGCAAACACAAGATTTCTTGGGTATAGCGTAAAGCAATGGGCTGACATGGGAAGCGACGACACTCTACTAGGATCGCTTGCTGGGTTTAGAGGACACACTGATGAAATTTCTGGTGTTTTGTCAGACGATGTGGTGCTTCAGATGGAAGCCCTCCCAGCGTATATCACCATCGGATTTGGAAATACAACATCAAATTCAAATACCGTTTTAGCGAATTTCAATAATGCTCTATACCCATCTCCAAATGTCGGCGATATAATTCGCATTGCAAACACCGATTATCTGATTCACGGTAAAACCTTCCAGCCGATTACAGGCAATGTTCGCGTAAATGCAAATTCAACGATGGTTTACACTACAAATGTAAACACACTAAACCTCGCTAACATTTATCTCGGAAATACGACAACGGTTCAACTTGAATCCGAAATGTATGTTCGTGTTAATACTGAAGTTCGAAGAGTAAATACGATTAATTCGCTTGGCGACTATATGACTGTTTATGTGCCGTTTTTTCAGAACAATAATAATGCACTCATTGAAACAGAAAACGGATTCCGAACAAATACGGTCGTATCTACAACAAGCACAAATACGGCAATAAAGATTCGAACATATAAACACGCAAATAGTCTGTGTTTGAGCGATACGATTAATTCTGAAGGAACCAGTTTTCAGTCATCATTACAGATCGGCGATAAAATTTACTATGACGAAAAAGAGTATTATGTCGTAAGTCTAACTCAAACCTCAATCGTTGTCGACGATCGCCTTCGTGAACTACAAAATCAATTCGTATATAAGATTACTGGTGAAATTCCAGTTCAAAGAACCATCGAAAGCGATAATCCAGACGATATTTTAGCCACCTTCTCAACGGTTGACCAGGTTACGGCTGCGCTCGGAACCAACTTTATTGAGGGAATGACAACTCGATATCGTAGGTCGGATGGAACTTATGCTCAAATTGAAGCGTGGAAACCGTTGCATGTAACCAAGTCAGTTCAACAGGAAGGTTCATTCCTTATGAATCTTGTAAACAGAAAGTTGCAAGAACTCATAGATTCCCTTCAAGACGATGCAATTCGAAATCTAACAGATAATGAACTTACAAATTATCTGAATGAAAAGAAACAAGAAATTAACGAACTGAAGAACGCAATTAAGAATCAAATTAACGCAGATAAGGCTGCAATTAATGCTGTAAAGAGTTTGGTTAAAAACCTACTAAAACTCTTTAAGGCTGGCTGTTCTAAGAAAAAGAAAGGCGATGATCCAGAAAATCCAGACCTAACCTCAGACGAATATCTAAATCTAATTCTGACGCCAAATCCAAAACGCCAAGGCTGTTCTGCAACCGTTAATGATCTTCCGGATATCTTAGATCTAGCGGATGAAGAGTTTAATTCTATTGAGTTGCCTCCAGTTGATCTTACGACTCCGGTCTCAAATACTGATCCGAATCTCTACACGGATACAGTCGACGAGATCTATGGTCTAGATATCCCAGGAAGAGGCGGTGGTGCAAATGGCGATATTCGTATCGACAGAACTCCAGATTCTTTACTCCCAGATCGCCAAGATCCTTGTGTTGAACCTTGCTAAATATAAAGAAATAACCGCTGAGATGCAAAAATGTCACTAGAAGTCCGAGAGTTTAGAGATCTAGATTTGAATTTTCGCGCCCATCCAGTGACTAAAGATGTTGTTAAAAAGACGGGAACCGCTGCAGTTGTTGCGGCACTTCGTAATTTACTCTTGACAAATCGTTATGAGAAACCATTTAGACCCTTTTTCGGGGCTAATATTCGTGCTCTGTTATTTGAAAATGTTTCCCCAGTTTTAGCAAGTATTCTAGAAACTGAGATTGAGAATACGATTCGAAATTATGAGCCTCGCGTACGACTTGAGGCAGTTCGTGTAGACGCAAGTCCAGAAAAGAATGGATATAATATCTCCATAAAGTTTTCTATTAACAATGTAGAATCACCCGTTAGAGTTACCATGTTTCTACAGAAGGTTCAATAATGGCTAATCAAGACCAAAAACTAAAGATTTCAGAACTCGATTTTGCTGATATTAAAGCAAATCTAAAAGCATTCCTAAAAGATCAGAGCGAGTTTACCGACTTTGATTTTGATGCCTCAGGTATGAGTACATTGCTAGACATTCTAGCCTATAACACTCACTACATGGCATTCTATAATAATATGGTCGCGAATGAAATGTTTATGGATACGGCACTGTTCCGCGACTCAATCGTATCTCATGCGAAAATGCTCGGTTACACACCAGTTTCATCAAAGGCTGCTCGCGCTCTTGTCGATATTCAGTTAACAAGACCTATCGGCGACACTCGTACATCAATTACGATGCCGAAGTTTACGAAGTTTCAGTCTTCACCAATCAATTCTTTAACTTATACTTTTGTAACACTTCAATCATTGGTTGGCGAATATGACCCAACTTGCGGTCGCTTTTGTTTTCATGATGTTTATCTCTATCAGGGTCAACCATTAACCTATACATTTACATATGACGCATCAACAAATGAATCGCAAAGTTTTGAACTTCCTGATACTGGAGTTGACATCGCGACATTAGATGTGGTTGTACAAGAATCTGCTACCAGTTTGGCTTCTCAGCGATATACGCTATCAACTGATTCAACTCAAATCAGTGCAAACTCGAATGTGTTTTATGTTGATGAATCACGCGACGGAAGATACAAAATCTATTTTGGCGATGGAGTAATCGGCAAGGCACTAACTGATGGAAATATTGTCGCAGTCAATTATCTTCGTACAGATGGCGCGGCGGCAAATAAGGCAAATGCATTTTCTCTAATTGAATCTGTCGCAGGAATCGTTGACCATATCGTATTTCCAAACTCAGCCGCAGCAGGTGGTGCAGCACCAGAATCAATTGAAGGCATTCGCTTCAGTGCGCCAAAAGCCTATGTATCAAACAATCGCGGTGTTACAAAAGATGACTTGATTGCATTGATCAACAAAAATTATCCATACTTCGAAGCAGTCAATGTTTGGGGTGGCGAAGAGAATGATCCACCTGTTTATGGCAAAGTTTTTATTGCTGCAAAACCTCGATTAGGTTTTGAAGTTACAGAAGCGCAAAAAGAATTTGTAAAAGAAGAAATTATAAAACCAATTAGTATTTTAACAGTTACACCAGAAATTGTTGATGTTGATTATAATTTTTTGAAAATTATATCAAAAGTATATTATGACCCCACTAAAACAATTAGTAACTTAAATAATTTAAAAACAAGTGTTGAAACAAAAATAACAACTTTTTGTGAAAATAATTTAAATACTTTTAATTCAATTTTTAAATCTTCTTTATTAAAAACAGAAATTGATAATTTAGATAAATCAATTATTTCAAATGAAATTGAATTATTTTTAACTAAAAAATTTAGACCTGATTTAACGAATTCAAATAGTTATGTTTTAGATTATGGTATTGCATTAGACAAAGGAACAACTGTTGATAATTTATATTCAAATCCAGAATTTACAATGCTAGACGAAGATGGCATACAGAGACAATGTTTCTTTGAGGAAGTACCTTCATCATTTACTGGTGTCGAATCAATAACTGTTACCAATCCAGGTATTGATTTTTCTACTACACCAACAATTGAAATAGTTGGAGATGGCCAAGGTGCTACAGCTTCTGCAACCATAGTAAATGGTAAATTATCAAAAATAACTGTTACAAATCCTGGCGTTGGTTATACCACAGCTACTATTCGAATTACTGGTGGTGGTGGTCGATTAGCAGCAGCTTCTGCTGTATTAGAAGGAAGATTTGGTCAACTGCGTATAATTTATTATAAACCAGATGAAATTACAAATGAAAATACAAAAGTAATTTTGAATTCTGGAA